ACGCGGCTAATCAATGATGAGTTCAGTGACGATGAACGAGGTTGAGGTCGCAAGTTCCTGAATTGCGTGGACTTCACCGATGTAGCGGTTGTCCTGGTCAAACTCGTAACATTCGCCAGCTTTTACTAATACGTCAGCCGAAGATGTGGCTGTAATAGCTGTTGATGACAGGGAGAGGTATGCGTGGCGATCTTGGCGGGCGTTGCAGAGGATTGCATATCCGCGAAGAGAGCGTTGGTCGAGCACCTTTGTAGAGAGCTGGTGGCCGATAGAGAATACCGTTGACGATGCAGAGGTGTAGGTGGTTTCTTCACGGGCGCTGCCAAATGAGGGTGCTTCTTCTCCGTAGAAAAGGACACCGGCTGCTAGGGCGAGAACCATTGCGAAGATGAGAGCGATGAGTGTGTTGTTGTTCATAGAGTAATGAGATTTTTAGTAATGAGCCGGGCTATTCCCGAGGGCCAGAAGCCCCCGAGATAGCCAAGCTCTAGTTGGCGCAAGTTGAATACGAGAAGAACAGCGAACCAGCAAACGTGCCTGTTGCTCCCTTTGTAGAGAGACAGACGTTCACGAGGGTTGCGGAACTGGTCGAATACAACATGAGTGAGCCTACGGTCATTGACGATGTAGCGTTAGCTGTCGTCGGGACAGTAAGTTCGCCTCCTGCAATAGAAACATCGCCGCCGACTGACAGGTTTTGACTGACAGTCCATGAGCTTCGCGTTGATCCTCCGAATACTTCGGAAGCCTCAGACGCAGGAGCCTGTACGGTTACGTTTACTGGCTTGAAGAACGATCCGATTGCGATAACTACCGCAACCGAGGCCAGAACAGCGGCAATTGAATTGGTGTTCATAGGTTGCGATTACGATAGTTATTAGACAGTGCCGTTAGAGCCGACAGCACCTTCCCAGATAACAGCGTCCACTACTTCGCGGTATTCCGCCTTGTAGATGTAGTTGTTATTGCGCTGGTAGGTCCAGTCAACCATTGCGGTCTGGATGCCCTGGCGTACCCAGCGGTAGATACCGTGGTTACGAGAGAGCAAGAACCACGCGCTTGTGGACGAGGTGTCCAAGAACGGCGTGTACTTCACCTGAAGGCCAGGATAGTGGCGGGAGAAGTAGTTGAGGTCGTTGTCCGTCGTACCCGAGCGGAGTTCTGACTTGGTGATTTCCATAGCCTCCTTGTGGAGAGCGTTAGGAACCAAGAGAAGCACTGGCTCATGAAGTCCGAGCGAGCCGTCCTGCGTCTTCTGGTTGCGAAGGGAAACAACTGCCGTCTCAAGGTTTGCTTCAGTGAGTGTACCCGTTTCGAGGTTGTCTACCGTCGTGCCATTGAGCGTGACGTGCGAGTTCGAGAAGAGCGCAACGCCGTCGTTGGTTGTCTCAGAAGAGAAGCCATTGTTGTATACGGCAAATGCGTTCTTGTCTTGAGTAAGGCGAGCGAGGCGGCCCATGTCGGCGATCATGCGATCAACGACTGAGTGCTGCTCGTCATCGAAGAAGTTCTTCGAGATGTCTACTGACTTAGAGTAGTTGACTACGTTGGAAGTTACCTGATTTCCCACCTTCATCTGACCAGCCGGAACGTCCTGCTGCTCATTGCGGGTGTCAAAGTAACCTACGCCCTGGAACTGCTCAGTGATGACTGCTGCGCGGTCGATAGTGTCTTGGCGAAAAGCCACACCATCGGTAGCGCGAGCCAAACCGGCTGCACCAGTGTAGTCAAACTCCTGGTAGAACACTTTGTCCAACGCAGTTTTGACTGTATTGGCTGCAAGTCCTCCATTCATAGAGTTTGAGAGTTAGAGGGATTAAGCAAGGTCTTGGTCACCCAAGTACGTTGCGCCCGAGCGAATAATGAAGTCTACCGTGTCGTTGTCCGTATCAACGCCGACGATGCAGAAGGCATTTGTGAGCGTATCTCCAGCGTCTTCGTTGATAGTCCAGTTACCCGCGTCAGTAGTAGCGCTGATATCAAGGTCAACGCGGTCACCAACGATTGTTGCTGCTACGTTAGCTCCTGTATGAGCGTATGCGCGGTAAATGATGCCCGGAAGGGGCATGTAAACGTCGATTACACCGTCAGCCGAAGCCGTTGCGGTGCTGTCGTTTGCGGCGAGACCGAGCATTGCTGTGTCAGTGCCGATGGTGTGGTCACCAGTAACACAAGCGATGACATACGGAGATCCGTTTGCCTTCCACTTGAGAAGCATCCCTGCGCCCATGATGCCGACTGCGACGTTAGCCTCAGTCTGGAAGCGGACGGTTGGAATGTTTGTGTGACCACCCTGGTCTACGATCCAAATTCTTTTTCCTCGTGCCATAGAGTGTTCTGAGCTTTTAAGGTCAGAACACGACTACGTTAGGATCTCGATTTCACGATTTCTTCGGGAGAGAGGCCGTAGCGCTGTGCAATCGCTTTCTCTTGAGGGGTCAGTTCAATCGGCGGTGTAGCCGGTGCTTTCTGTCCACCTGATGAGGGCGTTGATGCTGCTTGTGGCTTTTGGGCGATGCGAGTAAGCGCATTGATCGTGGTCTCTACCTTGTTCGCGTTAGCGAGGGCGCGAGCACGCTTGATGTCTTCTTCGTCATTGCCGGTCCGAACAATCGAGTTGTTGAGGTGGAACTTGATGAGCGCGGCTTCTTCCGGGGAAGAGGCGCGGCCGTCCACCTTCTGTTCGAGCGTGATAGAGCGCAATTCTTCCCGCACAACGCTCCGAATATCGGGTGTGTCCTCTAAGTCAGCGTCTACAGTTTCCTGCTTCTTCTGCTTCTTTAGGGAGACAATCGTGTGCTGGGCTTTGTCTAGCTCTGCCTTTGCTCGTTCGAGTTCTGCCTTGTAGTCAATGTCCTGCGAGGCAGTCTCGGTGCTCTGGGTCTCAGATGCAGCCGGGGCTGTCTCTTGAGACGTTTCCTCTGAAGCTGAGGTGGTGTCTTGGTCCTTGTGGTCTACTTCAGTCATGTAACGCACTTATGGCGTGCGCTGCCGTTTAAACGCTGTGTCGGGGCGCTCCGCGAGGTAAGAAGCTCGGCGGGAGCGACGACCACGACGCCCCCATCGAACTTCCTATCTCGATAGTTCTTGTAGTTTCTCGTTGATAATCCGCACAGTCTCTAGCATCGCCTTTGGTGCTACCAAGTCGTATGCGTCTGAGGATTTGTAGTAAATCCTGACATTGGCTTGGTATTTCACCTCGGCTTCAAGGGCTTTCCAAATGATGCTGTCCTTGAAGGCGGAGGCATCGTTTTGAAGGGATTGTTTCTCTGCATCATCGAGCTTGCGCCCCTTGATCCAGTAGTTCCCCCATTCATCACGCCGCAGAATGTCTTCGGCAGTAACGAAGTTGAAGAGGTTGTGGGTTATCCACGTTATGAACTTCTTTTGTAAAAGAGCTTTCATAGTGGTCGTATGAGTGGTCGTTATTTCTTCCGCTTAGCTGCAACGGTTTTCTTGGCTGTCTCGACTACCTTAGCGGCAGTCTCCTTGTCAGCTCCCGCTACTGAGGACACATCATCAGCGACAAGACCGCCAATAGCCTTGTAGACGAAGACAACGAGTTCTTCACCTGTGAGCTTTTGGGCCGTTCCTTGTGCAAATGCTTTAGCTTCCGCTGAGTTCTTAGCCTGCAATGCTGGTCGTTCAACGACGAGCTTTGCGCGGTTCAACTTCTCAGGGTTCATGCAATTTTCGATCATAGCAATAGGTTATTGGCTAGTAATGTTCGACGCTAGTTTTTCACCTCCTCCTGCGCCGCCCATAAGGGCTGCGAGAGAGTTACCGCCAGACATTTGCTGGACGAGAGGTGATGAGGTTGGTTGCCCCGGCATCATGGGCGGCATGGCTGGTTTCTTCGGAAGGTACTTGTCTACGTTCCCCTTGGCGTATGGCTCAAGGAGGAAGTCGCGCGTGATGGCGTTGAGGGCTTCTGGGTCTTGCTGGATGAGCGGGTTCATGAGCATGCGGTCATAGCCTTCGAGCTTCATGGCCTTCTCGAACATATCTGATCGAGGCGGTAGGCTGTCAGCTTCTACGATCACGGAGAACTGGACTGAGCTGAACTTCTCAGGATTGACCTTGTAGATGCGAACGTCGCTGTCGTAGCCGCCTTCCTCGTCCATCATCTTGAAGCTCTCTTCGAGGCTTTCTTCCTCGGTCATTGCGCGTCCGGCGTATTCGTCGGTGAGCACAACCTTCTTAGTTACTGTCTTGCCGCCGTCGTCTTGGTTAGGGACAAGGAAGTTGCGGTACTTCACCTTCTGCTCCTTGCTCATAAGCTCTTCGAGTTCGCCTGTGGTCTGGTGCTGGATGATGCAGTCGATGACGAGCATGCCGAAGTCTTCCACGAAGCGGGCAAACATGCGGCCAAAGAGGCCAAGCTGCGTACGGGCGTTCTGCTCCATGCGGGAGATTTCAAAGGCAGTCTGAGAGCCAGGCGTTGAGACACCCTGAGAGGCTTTGTCTTGCGTGCTCTCGGCCCCTGACTGTTCGAGAGAGGCTAGGAGGTTGAAGCCAGCGTTGAGGTCGCTTTGAACGTCTACCGGGACGATGTTTGCATCAGTGGCATTGGTTACTCGTCCAGGGAATATGACGCTCTCGTTGATCTTGGTGCGGCCCTGGTTGATGATTGGCTTGATGATTGAGAGGAATGTACCGTCTACGACCAAGCGCCAGATGCGATCGGTGAGGGTCTGGTCTGGTCCGAGTTTGAACGCTGCCGATTTGTAGTAGAAGAAGCGCTTTTCATCGATTGGCTCAAAGCCGGTCTTTGCGTAGGGGTAGACAGGCATGGAGCGCACCTTCTTGCCCTGTCGTACCAAGCGGCGGTGACTGAAAAGATTGGCTTTAACGCTGGATTTTCCGACATAGATGCCGTTTACAAACGGTACTTCCATGTCATCGGTGCGGTTGTAGTAGATGATCTCCTCTACAAGCGTCGGGTTCTCGGTGTCGTGGTTCTCATAGAAGCCGTCAAGCTCCTCTGAGTAGAAGATTTTGATGCCGGGGCGAACGTGCTTGAAGTTGTCATGTGAGCCGTAGCGAGCCTTGGCCTCTGAGAAGTCGATGGTGCGGCGGCGAATGAGGAAGCGCTGGCGCTGTATCTCGTGCTCGTAGACGTTTGCTATCAACAGCTCCTCACAAGGAACGATGTGCATGTTGATGCCTGATACGAGGTCATCTACCGCTTCTTCTACTTCGATTTCACCGTTAGCCAGCTTGGTTCGGACGGTCTGCAATGCCTCAACGTATTCAACATGGACGATGAGAGCCGGGTTGGTGAGGGCGGCGATGATGGCAAAGATGAGGTTGTAGGAGTAGTTCTGCTTTCTGAGGTTGTGCTCGATCATAAGGCGCATGACTTCTGCCATGTCCTTGTCTTCCTCGTCGTTCTCGTTCTGCGCCTTTGGGGCAGGGTAGAGAAGCGACGAGAGCATGTGAGCCGCAATCGAGATGAGCTTGTTGCGGGTGAGTGGTCGGATACCAGTCCAGCGCCACTTTTCATCGGGATTTACAAACGGGGCGTCTTGGTAGATGCCAAAGGCTTTTTGGTCGAGGCTCTGGCGATCAATAATCGTCTTGTCGTTGAACTCAGCGTAGGGGCGGGTCTGTATCTGAAGGCCAGTGGTGTAGTCCTCGCGCACTTGTGCGGTCAGTTTCTTCACCTCTTCTGAGGGTAAATAGAGCGAGGGCGGCTGGAGTGCTTCACCTCTGTCGTTTCGTAAGACTGATCCAATCATGAGTTAGTGTTGGTCGTTGCTGTAATTATACAGCATAAACGCTGAAATTGTTGTCAAGACCAGACCGGAGTGAAGCTTGATGAGGTTGTGTGGACGTTAGAAACCTCGGTCACTCCCCAATAACGTACAGCATCAGCGGCGTGTGAGGTGTAATCGTGGTAGGGCTTGTTCTTAAACTCGCCCCTATCGTCGTCCCATTCTTTTCTATAGAGTGAGAGTTTGTCTATGAGGTCGGCGCATTTGGTTTGGTCTATCCAGAGGGTATTGAAACGAGCACGGACAGCGTTAATACCATCTTCAACGGAGAGCTTTGGAGAGATTTGAAAGTTGATGCCGAGCATCTGCGCCATTTCAAGGCGTGATTTACCACTACCCAGCTCTTTTACCTCGATATCATGAGGGGCAAAGTGATTGCCGTAGATATAGCCAAGCATGCGGGCTTTGTCTTGGAGCACCTGTGCATAGTGAGCCAGTCCCTCTCCTGAGGCTTCGTAGTAGTCAATGAAGCGCCACTCGTTATAGGCAAGCTGCGCGAATACGATTGCGGTAGCATCGCCGATGCCTAAGTCCCACCAAGTGTGTACTTGGAGCATGCGGTCGTGAGGCACGTTGCTAATACGTCCCTCTGTCCTAGCTTGGCTTATTTCCTTGCTGTAATAGGCACCCTTGATTGCTGCATCGAATGAGCACTCCCATTCCTGGTTGTACTCGTCTTCGGTCATTATCTTGCGAGCATCGTCTAGTTCTTCTTGCGAGATAATGCCGCTCTCTGATGCTTTGAGGAGGAGCGCGAGCCACGCTTCGTCATTCTCCGCTTGTTTGTAGAGATGGTAGAAGTCGTTTTTCCCCTTAGGTGTCCCAATCCAGATAGCGTAGCCACTATGGTCAGCGAGTGCTGGTCTAATGATCTCAGTAAAGATATTTGAAGGTTGTTGCGAATATTCGTCAAAGACGACCCCCCATAGCCCAATTCCTCGTAGACTGTCTGGATTGTCTGCGCCATAGAGCGTAAGGCGCGATCCGTTAGGGTATCTGACTGTGAGTTCGACTTCGTTAAATTGGACACCGGGGATCGGTCGCGCGTAGTTCTTGATAAGCTCCCACGCGATGTTCTTGGCTTGTTTGTACGTCGGGGCGATGTAGGCATAGCGAGAATTGTTTACTTTTAATGCGTCACGTTGAAGGTGATTAAGTGCGGCAGTGGTTTTACCTGCACGCCTATGACAGACAATGACAATCCAGCGCTTCGTGCTTTCGTGGAATGTTTGCGCCCATCTACGCGGCGCATATGGTATGACTATTGTTCTGGGTTGCTCCATGCAATAACAAAGCCGGAGCCGGGCGGCAGCAAACTCTCTTTCTTTTTGCGGCCCTTGAGTTCGAGAAAGGTCTCCCAGTATTTGCGGCGCACCTCAAAGTCTGGCACTACCTTATCCGGCTCGGTAAGGCTCGAAGATACTTTGAAAGCAGCTAATCCTTCCCGGCCTACTTTCTGAAGTTCGGCTTCTAGTTCAGGGTCGTTCAAAAACTCTTCCCACGCCTTGCTCTCAGTGAGATTGATAGGGTTTTTGGCTGTAGCGGGGGAGTAGCCAGCTTCGAGCATTGCGCGGCTAACATTTCCACGGTTTTCCAAGACCTTAGCTATGGCTTTCTTTTGTTTTATGGTTGCCATAATCGCTTTTAGTTAAGCCAATTTTTCCATTTGCCACCTGCATCGCAATCTTGATCTTGTCCTTGCCTTTGAGGGGGGATTGTTTGCCGAGGAGATAGCCGAGCTGGTGTGTGGTTTTAGTCTCTGACATATCTGCGTGGACCAAGTTCGACACCAAAGTTGGTAGTGAATGAGTTTCGGACAAAATCTACGTTACTTGGAAAGATGCGATAGTCTGATTTGCGCGGGCGGCCCACCCCACGATATTTGTTGCGGTCGAGGATAAAACGCGGCACCATATACCACAAACCTTTATTCTCCTTTGGCATACCCCTTCAGTATAGCATCAGCGTCCTTAGGAAAGCGGGTGTTGATGGCCGCGCCGTTGGTAATGAACGTCCCTGCGACTGAGCACGCATTCTCTAGCGCCGTGATTGTTACCTTCACCGGGTCAATGACAGTCTCGTCTACCTTCGGCTCTTCACCTAAGTTCGCTTTGATCTTGTTATAGGGGGCTTTGAGAGCTTCGGTGAGGATGTTGGTTTCAAGTGTCTCAGCGATGGTCTTCAGTGCTGTTCCTGCGCCTGGCACTACGCCTTCCTTGTGCGCCCACTTCACGGCGTTTACCGCATCGTCAATTTTGTCCTTCCAGTAGTTCTCCTCTTGCTCGGTCATGGCTCCTACTTTGATGAGGGCAATAGAACCAGAGAGGGCGGCAATTCTCTTATCAAGCCACGCCTTCTCATGGTCTGAGCGCTCCTGGGTCTGTTGTGCGCGGATTTCGTCGATGCGGTTGTAGATTTGCTCTACTACTCCACCACCTCCTACAAAGTAGCTCTCCCCTCGGGTAGCTCGTAGAAGGTCTACTGATCCGAAGTGCTCCTTGCGGGTAGCGGTGATGTCATCTCCTTCGCAGTCTATGAAAGTAGCACCAAGATAGGCGGCCAGGTCTTGCAGTATGTCCTTCTGGTGGAGGTACTGAGCGTTGATGGCGACGATTTGGACGTTCTGTTTTGCGTTGGCAAGGATGTCAGTGATCGCTTGTGGGCCAAAGTTCTTCGCCACGATGACAATCCATCGCTTGCCGTCCACTCGCACTAGCTCTCCAAGAGGTGCTTCAAGGTCTTTGAGGGTGTTGATGGTGTGGTCAGTGACGAGGACAGGGCAGTTCTCAGCTCGCACCTCTACTTTCTCGAAGTCGTTAATCATCTGGGAGAGTGCAAATCCTCCGGACATGCGGAAGGCGTTGACCATTTCCCCTGTGACAGCGGCAACGTGATTACGTTCGACGATGATGGCTCCGTCCTTGCCGATCTCGTAGGCCATCTCTCCTATGAGCTTGCCGTGCTCCTCGCTCTCGACTGAGATGGTGGCGACGTTCACAAGGTCGTCTTCGGTCTCCACAGGCTTTGCCATTGCGCGAAGCTCTGCGACCACCTCCTTGCATGCCTGGTCTATCTGGCGCTTGAGCTGGATGGGGTTGGCTCCACCAATCACACCTGGCTTCGGGAGCTTGCTAGCGGCTTCGTGAATGATGGCCTGAGCCAGTACGGTAGCCGTGGTGGTGCCGTCTCCTGCCTTGTCGTTGGCACGGAGAGCTGCTTCGCGGATCATGCGAGCGCCGAGGTCTTCAATCTCATCGTCGAGGAAGATCTCCTTGGCGATGGATACGCCATCGTTGGTGATGTGAGGAGTGCCACCACGGACGCCCATGACGACGTTGCGTCCTCCGGGTCCGATGGTCGAGCCTACGATGTCGGCTAGAAAGTCTGCTCCCTTGATAAGTTTCTCTCGTGCTTCGTAATCTTTAAGTACAACGCGCTTGTTAGTATTCATGGTCGTATAGTGATGGTCGTTTAATGCTTCTAGTGTAGCACGGGATTTGACCTGTGCATGTCGCTGTGGCATTGGCGGCAATACCACTGGACATCGTATGGCTTTGAATAATCAGTGTGATGCGCGTGAGCTTTAGCCTTGCCGCATACTTGGCAGTTGCCTCGTTTCATCCGACCCGACTTTATTGCGTAGTTAAGTTTTAGGCGGGCGGCTTGGCGCTCGGGATACCGTGCTATGGAAGCATATACTGCTCGTCGTATGCGGGCGCGACCGTGTTCAGTCTCGCGGTACTTTTTACTGCGCTTGAGATTGCATTTGCGGCAATACATCGAATGAACTATGTCGCCGTTCTTATATACCTTGGTGCTGTTGTTGATTAACGGTACACCAGTAATGTGGCAATGACTACAGTAGTCTTTGTAAATGTGCATAAGGATCATAATACCAGCCATAGTGGTATTATGATCTAGGACTTATCTGTGGATAAGCGAGCACCATTCACAGAGGCGGGTCATAGGCTCGCTAGCATCTCCTCATACTCCTTGATCTTGGAAAGATACCACAGGCTGTCATATTTTCTCCCTATCGTGGCTCTGTTGCGGGCTTTTAGAGCATCAGTATCAATGCCGTCGCGCCTAAGGTTGTGTTCAAAAGCAGGCCAATTACCAGAGCGCCATATGTTACAGGCGGCGCATTGCGGACGTAGATTTTCAAGAGCGTATCGCATCTCACCAGAGCAGACTGAACTCGGAATAAAATGCCCACATTGGCGATTGCTGCCAGTAAGAGAACGTGCGGGGCAAGTAAAGCAATCACTTCCATATCGTTTAAATGTTATCTCCCTACATAATTGCCACAACCTCTGCTTCAGCTTACTCACACTATCACTAGCGCGTTTCTTGAGGGGTGATTTGCGCTTGATTGGTGAGGGTTTCATACCTCCATGTCTTTAGAATAACAGCTATAGCAGTACCAGTTGTTCTTGTATTTCCAGAATGTGCGCTCTGTGCCGTTCTTGAAGCAGTCTTTGCAGATGCAGACAGGGGGTTTGTAGGGGATCATTGATAATAATTATATGGCTTTGAAAGAAAAAGGCCCGCATCCTGTGTGGATAGCGGGCTAGGTGGCTGCATGGGAGGAGTTGCAGCGTCTTCAGTGTACACCATCAATACTCACTCGCGAGCATGATGGTCAGCACTCGGGTCGTTTTGGCAGGGTCGGACGGGTCTTCCGAGCCGTATTCGAGCTGTTTGTCGTAGTAGTCGATCTTGAAATACAGCTTCTCCCCGGCGTGCTCGAAGCTGCCAAAGTCGTGCTCGCCGTGAGGGTCATTGTCTTCGCTGAAATCAGTGAAGGCAGCGACCTTAGCGTGGATGGCGACGACGCCGAGCGGCCATGCGGCCACGAGGTCTCGAACGCCAGAGGTGATCATGATCCTTCCGAGGTTCGGCTGTTTGCCGGTTCGGAAGGCATCGTTGAGTTCGCGGATCTTTGCTGTGTTGGGCATTAGATCCACCCCGCTATGATGAGGCAGCTTTTGACGGTGTTTTTATCGCATATCTCACACCAGCCTTGATCTTGGTCCGGTTCATAGTCTGCGGTGAAGTCGCAGTCCGGCTCCATGCAGATAGAAGGCACCGCTCCGTTGAAGCAGGTGCTTTCCAGCATTTCCGTGACTGTGGTGAAACCCTCGAGTTCTGCTAGCCTTCGGAGTTTTTTGCGCTCGATTATGTCGGTCATGATTGTCTCCTAGATCATTTCTAGGGACATTGTATCAAGCGCGAGGGATTGAAGCCCGCAGGGCCGAGACTACAGGCTCGGCATGCGAAAGCCCGACCCGTAGGGGCGCGCCCAAAGAAAAAGCCCCGGACGCACCCGAGGCTTTCTCCAGAACTTATGTCAACGCACCAAGTCAGTCTACCATGCCTTTCGATTTTGCCCACTCGGGATTGATAAACTCATCTTTATCTCTCCCCGCGTCCACCAACTCCTTCAACCACGGCGGCATGCCGAGGCCGCGACCATTCCATTCTTCACCATTCGGGCCTCTGTATTTCTTCGGTTTCAGTGATCTCCCGACTTTGGTGGCGGCGACGTTGGTGAGGTCGATGCCGAGCTTTTCTGCTTGCTCCTTGAACTGCTGCCAGAGCCGTTCTTCTTCGGCACGTTTCTTTTCGGCAACGGCTGCCGTGGCAATGACGGCGATGGCGGCGACGGTCTCGAGGGGTAGGTCGTTGATCCAGTCGAGGTCGTCGATCGAGAGGGGGGTGGGAGCGTCTTGCATTTGGTTTTCTCCAGTCCATAGATGGCGAATAAGACGAGGTTGTTCACGCCGAAGATGATGAGGACGGCGGTGAACTCGTGGACACCGTACTGTCGGAGGACTGCGTACCCGATGAGACCGAGGAAGCAGGAGCCGACGACGGCGAGATAGTGGATGCTGAGTGGGATGTAAGTTTGGCTGTGGTGCCCGTGATCTCGATGGGCTTCGGGATCTCGGGGGTAGGGTCTTGGGTCTGGCTTGGCTTGGTGATCCAGCCCCGCCATATCATCTCCTCCTCGGTCAGTGCTTGGGGGCCGTCGTCCCGCTTCTTGAAGCGGTTGAGGATGCGTCCCAAGAAGCCGGGAGGGTCGTTGGGGCCATGCGGCACACCTTGACCATCATCAGTGACGGGGCCGAGGTACTCCATGATGCTGCGAACCTTGCCGTCTGGTGTTCGCTTGTTGGTCTGGCGGTAGTAGTACCGGCGTCCCTTGATCGTTTTGATGCGGATGAAGGACATGCCATTCCTCGTGCGCTGCTGCAGGGAACAGTTCCTATGGTGATGCGAAGCCACTGATACAAAAGTAAGAAATGGACACTGGCGGCCGGGGATGGATGGCTGTGTGATGGTATGGAAAGCGGATCACATGTTCGTGAACACGACTACAGATAGTCTATGGCTTTGATTGATGACATTATTTCTGCCGCGACTTGCGGGACGATCGCATTTCCGAGAGCTTTGAGGCGGGCAGCTCTGTCCATCCGTCTGGGTAGCCCATCATCCACTCGACAAAGGCGGGCTGCAACTTCAGGCCAGTCTTCGCTCCAACTACCAGCGGTACTCCGGGGCTTAGTCTCTTGTCGTGCATGGCAACCAACTTGCTTTGGTTTTGATAGCTGTCTTTCCAGTCCCTCGCCTGAGGTGTTGGGAGCAAATTGTGTATCCGACCCGTCGTGATCTGTTCGCTTAGGCTCCCAGGCGGTACTGTGTTGCGGCCGATACTCTTGCGGTAGGCTATCCGGCGCTTCAATGCTTCGGGGCTGCGTTCTCCCCTGTCGATCGTTGATGGCGTGAGCAACAATCCAGACCCTATCTCTCCTGTGCGGTGCATTGACGGCGCAAGCTGGAATAATAAACGCTTGGACTTCGTAACCTTCACTTTCCAAGTCAGTATGCACTTGTTCGAGTACCAAGCCTCCGCTCCAAGTAACAAAGCCGCCAACATTTTCACCGATGATCCACCTCGGATGAAACTCTCGTATGACGCGAAGCATCTCCGGCCAGAGGTGGCGATTGTCTGCCGTACCGAGGCGCTTTCCTGCTGTTGAGAAGGGCTGGCAAGGGAAGCCTCCGGTGATGAGATCGACGGTTCCGGGGTCTCCGTAGACGCGGCTGTAGTGTTTTCGGGTAAGCTTTCTGATATCGTCATAGATTGGTGATGCGGGCCAGTGCGTTTCGAGGACAAGCTGGCTAAACTTCTCGATATCGCAAAAGCCAATATTTTGATAATCATTGCCCCACACCCATGATGCAGCCAAAGCAAATCCACCGATGCCAGAGAAAAGATCGAGGTGTTTCATACATGGCTGACCTTTTGATTATGCGGGACACCTGACATATGCGCCAGCGAGCATTGTGCATAACGAGCGCAATGGAATGCGATGGATTGAAAATGACGCTGATGGTGTGATATGGAATGCCCCTCAACTTCTCGTGAGGGGCAAAGTTTTTACGTCTCCCACTTGGGCGGGAGCTTCACCTTCGTGCCTGGCTCCAAGCCGATGAAGCCAGCCGGAGAGCCGTCAGGGTTGCGGAGCAGGATAGCCACGAGGCCACGGTGATAGCCGCGAGCGTCGAA